CTTGCGGCTTTCAAAGCCTCAATGAACTGAGGATTCACTTCTTTGGACGCTCTGGCAGGTCGCGCTCCATTGGCGCCCCCCACAGACCACGCTGCAGCGCAACGGCAATGAGCGCGTAGTTCGCGATGTCCAGCAACGTGTCTGCAAGAGACTCGTATGTGCTTTCATCCAGCGGGTCAAGAATGACCTGCCCGTCAACGATCTTGCCCTGCATAAACTTGCGCGCCCGGGCAATCTTGTCGTTGCCAATTCGGCTAATTACTCCGTGCAGTCCAAGCTGCTCAATATTGGAGTCGCCGTAGCGTGACTGCTTCTCGCACAGAAGTTCAAACGCTTCGTTGTAAATCTTTGCGAACGTCTTTTCAAACGTCTGCTCGTCGTCCTTGTAAATCAGATGCTCCGTAGGCTTCATAAAGCCCCCCTTTCTATGGGCATCCTAGAGCGTTTCGGTCAGCGTGTCAAAAGCGCCCTCTTGATCCCCTCTTCTAGGGTGATTCTTGGCTGGTACACCTGGAAACTCATTACTGGGTCGGATACCCTCCAGAAAACCCCAACTGGCTTTTCTGGGTATGTAACAATTTCTGGCTTATACCCAACTTCGCTACATACAAGATCTGCAAGAGCAAGGAACGATGTCGGTCGCCCGGTTCCGATGTTCAGCGGGTCACGATAGTCCTGATCAATTGCTGCGTTAACGGTTGCGACAATGTCATCAATATGCACAAAGTCCCGCGTCTGGTGCCCATCTCCCCATACCTCAAACGGGTCTGCGCGTCGCTTTGCCCGCTCAATGAATGAAGGGAATGGGTAGTCCAGTGCTTGGTCCTCACCGTATCCAGAGAATGGTCGGAAGACATGTGTCCTTACCCCCTCTGCAGCGGCAAACTGTGCAAGGTATTCCCCTGTCAACTTGGACCACCCGTACGTAAAGTCTGGGCTGCGAATGTCATTGAGGTTGATCATGTGCTCTGAGAGTGACACGTGGTTCTCCCGCGTTTGCAGCTCAATCGGATATGCGGCGGAAGATGAAAAGTACACGACCCTTGGCTGCTTTGTCCTTATTGCCCATTGCCACATCTCTGCGTCAATCGAGAGGTCAACGGCGACCGAGAGTGGGTCTCCTTCAATCTTTGCCCGCCCGCCAACGACGGCGGCAAGGTGAATCACAAGGTCCCATTGAATGTCGTCCTTGCGGAAGAAGTCCCTTGCCTCTCGAGGGGTATCTGCGGTGATATCTACGCCAAACACCTCGTGGCCCTTTTCACGGTAGAAGTTAGTGAAGTGGCGACCAACAAATCCCCTGTGTCCAGTAATGAGTATCTTCATGCTCGCAAGACCAGCATTGCGTCGGCTTCCATTTGTGTCTTCTGGTAATCCTCGTATGCAAGACGGTCTTTTTCGTATACATGAGCCGCATTGACTTCCTGATACTGCAGATCATTTACTGCCTTACCAGCTAGGTAGTGCATATGCTCTATGACGACATCCGGTCTGTATTGAAGGTTTCCGATCTTCACACCAAAATCCCTCCAGAAGTTGTCCATATACATGTGGACGAGGACGGGTGGAACCATGTACCCAATTCGTCGGACAATCTCTGCTGACATCGTGACCGCGGTTGGAAGGTTTGCGCCCTGAAGGAGATCGTCACCGTATGAGACGCCTGGGCGTTCGCCAATAGCCTCGCAAAGCATTCGGTCCCAGCCCTTAGTGCGCGGACGATGGTCATCACCCATGAACGACAGGAATTCGTACTTGTCAGCATTCTGCGTCGCAAGCAGGTTCAGCGTTCCGCCCATTCGCAGTCGCGGGTTAATAGACGACCTCTCAAGAACCCGAGCGGAGTATTCGCTCTTGTCATCATCATCTAAGCCAAAGAGAATATCGGCGTCTTCCGCAGTCTCTTCAAATGCGCTAAGAAGTTCGTCACATGCCTGCGGTCGCTTTCGGCTTGGGACGATAAGGAGAAGTCTTTTGCTCACCTAATTCCTACCTTCTTCTTAAGGAGCCAGCTGACCTCATCATCGGAAAGGCGGGTTAGCTCCTCAAGCCCCTCTCCAATGGTCACCACATACGGTGCGCTGTCGTCTGGGGCGCGTTGATCAAGGGAGATAAGCACTGGGAATTGCTGGGCGTACAAATGATAAATAGCCCATACTTTTTCTGTTGGCGCTCCCTCTCGGTTTTCCATGCCCCCAGTATACATCATCGTGTATACTCAACTAGCTGCCGGGTCTTTCCATCCTTTCACCCGGCAGCAACTTCTCTGGTTCATAGGACCAAGACTCCTCATCACCCAGCTTCCACCTTCCGGCTTCTGCCGAGAATTCCTTTGTGCTGACTTTGAAGTCTGGTCGCTTTGGCTCCTTGTACACGAGAGCTTCATCCTCCCAAAGAACGCGGTTGTTTGGCTGTGCGGCGAACTGCCCGTTGTCTAAGCGGATAAAGTTGTAGGACTTATGCTCTGCTGGGAGCCTTGCCCAATTGGCGTCAATCTCATTGGGGTCTGAATGAACCATATCCACTGTGAATAAATAATGCCCGTGGTGCCATGATGCATCCTGGGTTCGGAACTTACAGCGCATGTTCTTGAGGACCGCCTTCTCAATAACCGCCACCTGGGTGGAGTTGGCGTCCCAAAGCTGTAGGTCTCCAAGCGCAAGGTCTGGCTTTGGCGTTTCTGGCTTCCAGACGTAGGCGCTGAGGGGGAGCTTGTCGTAGAGCGCCCCGTACTCGGGCAAGAACGCCTCAACGTATAGCGCCCTGTGTCTAATTGCTTTGACTGTCACCCAATAGGCTGGGGTAAAATCTCCGTGTCCGTCCTGCAAATCGCGCAGGTACTCCCTGCGAACATAGCAAGAAATTGGCGGGATATTGGCAATTGCGTAAGACATTATCCCTCCTTTTCATTCGGGTTTTTGTCTGTGCTGTTCCAAGCCGTGACCTCTGTTGCAACGTCTGATATTGCCTGCGCTAGGTCTTCGTGCCTTCGGTATGCAATCGTTTGCCACTTATCGCTTTCTGGTATCACGCCAAAAAGGTCTGGCTCTGGCCACTCCTCTGGCGGCAGGTCACGGACAACAGCAACACCCCAGTAGCCGTACTTACTCCTCTCAATGAGCCACACCCTCTGGTCTCGTGCCATTGCTTCGTCAAGCTCCGCAAACGCTTGGTCTATAGTTTTTGACATTTTTAACTCCTAATAGTAATCTGAGCACGATGCGAAGTATCCGCATTCGCATACAAGTTTACACTTTCTGTCGTCCATTTGCGCTCCGCAGTTAAGGCACGTCCGAACGATCTCCTCTGGGTCAACTTCCAAAACTGGGGTTGTTATGTTTTTATCCATTGACTTTTCTTTTATTTCCATTATTCTCCCGCTATGAGTGTAAAGAGCAGAAGGGCCTACCGCGACCTCCCGCCGACTTGGGAGCATGAGGAGCCGACCCGCGACACCATTCGTGTGAAGTGGGTGCGAACGGATTGGTATTGGGGCCCCGAGTGCCCGTATGACCCGTCGCACGGATGTCTTGTTGACATTCAGGGTCAGGATAACTGGTATTGCCGGCACCAGTCGCATGATAGTGATGGTCGCCGAGCAGTGTTCTCTGAGGACGACCTTCGCGAGGCGGCGTGGCGGTCATACCTTGCTAGTCGCGGAGATGCTTCAGCCAGTTAAGGAACGTCAGAAACGTTGCAATCCCAATCCCAAGGCTAATTAGGGCGGCCAGCCCGACAATCACCGCCCAGCCAATAATGTCTTGCATAATCCTCACTTGCTATAAAGCGGAATTTTCCACAACGACTGGTCAAAGCCAATCCTAGTAAACGCCCCCCTAGTCTCCTTCGTGATGGCAACTCGAGAGTCTTCTGTCCAATCGCCGCAAAGCAGCCCGTTAAGTTTGATCTTCTGTGACCACGTCCAGATACTCTTGATGATTTTTGATTGTGGCGCGGAGTGGATAAACACACCGGCAATTGAATCATCCCCGTAGCGCTCTGAGAGTGATTCTTCGTCTATCTCGTGCTCATAGAAAATCTCAGTAAACTCATGTAGGCCCAGTGTGTCCATGCTGTCGTGGAAGTGACCAGCCGACGGCTCTTTGCCCATGCTGACAAACATCCCACCGCGAATCTCCCTAACCGCACTTGCTAGCAAAATTGTTTCTTCACCAGTCCTGCGGCCAACTTCTATAAAAATAGACCTTGGCGGCAGTTGGCTAACCAGCGCGTAAAGTGCGTCGGCCCCGTGCTGCGTAAGCATTAAAGACCGAAGATACTTGCTAGCGCATAAATCGCCAGCATCAACGCGAGCCCTGTGGCAAATCTCAAAAATGCTTCTGTTGCCCAGGCTGGCGAGCCTTGGCTAGCGGTAATTTCCCTCTTGGCTGGTTTACGCTTGGATTGTTGCGACATCAATATTCCCCCCTTTTAGCTCTGTTCTCATTGCTGCATGATTGTCTTGCACGCAGTTAAATCCTGTGTCTTGCGGGCCGCCGCACTCACACGGGCACGACATTGCTGCCCACGCCCACATTGTAAACCTTAGCTTGCCGCTCTTCGCGAGATTATAAGCATACTCTAGTGACATTTTCCCCACCTCTGCCCTCTCCCTCTCGTCTTCCAGTAAGCCAAGCATTTTATCTGCAGCCGCCCCTAACCCCTATCCATCTGGCTGGCGAAGGAAAATCTGCTGGGTACCAAGGCATTGCCTCTGGCGGCCAGCA